TAACACCAGCAATTTTAAGGATTTGATTTTTCATAATTATTCGTATTTGCTCAACCATCCACCTGGTTGTGGTTTATTATAGTTTGTAAAGTTAACAAGATTATCTAGATTCTGCAAACCTTTTTGTTCTTGTCTTATTCCATTTTTAGCTACAGTTATATTTTGGTGGTCATCTTGATTATCATTTTGACTTACTGTATTTAATAAATTTATAAGTTCATCTTTTGTATATATACTTCTTAAATCCATAGCTCCTTGAGGAAGATTATCTTTATTTTTAAAAAGTTTTTCATAAGATCTAGGAGTAATTTTTTGTTTAAAAGGATCATATATATTATTTTCTTTAGCATACTGTCTTATTACATTAAGTCTTGCTCTTGTCTCAGTAGGTTCAGTTTTGTAATTAATATCTTTTTGATTCAATAAATTGTATTTTTCAATACTTGCTTTCCCTTCTGGAGTAGCTCTCAAATATGCTCCAGTTTCTTTATATGTAGATGGTTTATATTTTTCTATTAAGTTAATATCACTTTGAGGTATTAATCTATCTCTAAAAGGAATCATACCAAGTCTAGGTTTATCAGTTCCATGAGATATTTCATGTGATATATTTTCTTCTTCTTCTCCAGGTTGTCTTCCTCCTTTATAAATATTTATAACTCCTGTATTAGGATTAGAATTTGCCTCTTCACCTATAGGACCATATTCATCATCAGATTTTCTAATATTATAAGATTTGCTTTTAATTAAATCTTCTAAATTTTTTAATCTATCTTCTGCATAACCACGATCTATCCAATCATTTTCTGTAGACTTATTTAGCATTTCTTTATATCTAGGAGAATTCATCCAATCTTTTTGATATTGTAAAGAACTATCAACATTTTTAATAAAAGTTTTATCATCTTGAGCAATAGGATATTCTGTAACATGTTTAGCTCCTTCAAAATTGTAGTCTTCTCCTGGATACATCCATTGTTGTTCTCCTGTATCTGCTATTCCTAATAAAGGTTCAGTTAAAGCTTTGCCTGTTTTAGGATCTTTTTTCATTGTTATATTACCTCCTGAGATTCTTGTTATTTCTCCTGGATGATCCCATTGTCCTCTGTCATCTTTTATAACTGAACCTTCTCTACTAATACTCTTAGGTTTCCAATCTAACCCTTCTTGATAGAATTTCATCTCTTGACCATTCTGTGCACTAGCTTTTGTTTTCTTTGCATATGGACCATTACTAGGAGCAGCACCTTGTGTACGTGCATATGAGAAACCTACAGCACCTGGCATAGAACCACCCATCTGAAATTTCTCTTGAGGAAACATTATTTTTTCTCCTTTCTCAACTGCAGGATGTCTAGTTTCACTTTCCCATTTCTCAGCTTCTTGCCATGTTTTAAATGGACCACCAAGATGTTCACCTGTTTTTCTAAATTCTTCAATAGCATTATAAATAGGTTCACCATGTTTAAATGTAGGAATCAAATAAGCTGGTTCTCCATCTTCTCCACCTATAGACATAGCTCTTTCAGAACTAGGATCAGCATAAGGAATTCTATATCCTTGTGGTAGTTTATCACTAGTAGGTTGTAAGAAAGTTAATCCACCATTCTGAGCTTGAGGAATTTCTCCTCCTTCTTGAAAAGAACCTCCCCATGCAGGAGAATAGTTTCTACCTACATTACTATATCCATCACCTACATAGCCTTGTGGAGCTGTTGTTGTTGAATCATTATAATTCTCTTGGTGTTCTTGCATTGTTCCACCATTAGCATAACTATCTAACCAACCACCATTCTGCATGTTGTTACTATTGTCTCTACCACACTCATGACATACGTACATATCTTTTTTACTAGAATCAGATTTGTTCCATGACCATCCACATGTGCAATTTACTTTTCCTTTCATGTTATTTATATGAGATTTGACTAGGAGTCAATAAAAATTGTGAAACAAGATGAGTAGTACTTGATGAGTCAAGAATATGTCTTACTCTAAGTTCTTTGGCTCTTAGAGGAGCTTTTTTGAAACTTCTGGGCCCATAATCCATATTAGCTTGATTTACTGCTTTATCCACTGAAAGACTTTCACATGATGTATAGAACAATGGAACTTGTGAACTTTTCTCTACAGCCCAGAATGTATTGTATTGATAGAAGTTATCACTCTTAGTATAAGTGATAGTTTTACTTTCTGTGTTAAATATAGGATATTTATTATAAGCTTGTAAGTTATGCATTGGTTTTGCAACTAGTTCAAGCACACCAGAACTTTGTTGTCCATTATATAAAATAGCTTTATTAAAATATTTATTGTTTGTTTCTATTCTTGTGTTCTGATTAAAAACACCATCTGGTATAGGTAGATATTCAAATGCTTTTGTATAATCTTTTACATTCTGTAGAATTTCATCTTGATATTTATAAGCAAATGGATATTCTATAATGTATGGTTCTATGTTTCCATAAAATATATTATAAATTTCTACATTAGTTAAATGACTCCATACACATCCTGTAACAGATTGACTATATTTTATATCTGCATACTCTGTAATATTAATATCTTTTAACTGTATAGTAAAAGATGTATTACATTTACCTATAGATGTTAAAACAACAGCAGAGATACTAGCATCTACAATATAACTAATACCTTGTATTAATAATTTCTTAGAAACATTTTCAGCTATAATGTTTCCATATATATCACTAATGTTAAATGGTCCAGCATTGGGTCCAGTTTTTACTAATTTTATGGTTATAACTTTTGTCATGTTAAATGGTGGTAGTAGTGGTAGTGGTTAATGGTATTTCAGCTGAAAAACAAGATGACACTTGTGTAATTGACATTGGAATAATAGGAAATGTTTCTGCAGGAAGTAAATCATATGGATTAGTTTTATCTAATAACCAATATGTACCTTCTGTATCTACAATAAATAACCAACAATCACATTCATATAGATTAAGAGGAGTAGTTGCAGTTATTTCTATATCATATTCTAAAACTCCTGAAGAATAGTCATACTGAGTTAAATAATAAGTTAAACTAAAATTATCTTGATTAAGTAATAATAATTTACCATTACTTGTAAGTATTAAATTACCAATAGCTAATCTATTAAATCCTAAACTAAACATAGGAGATAATATTTCTGTATCCATGTTTATTTCAACTATTTCATTAGTTGTACTATTCACTGCAATTATTGTTTCATCATCTTTAGCAGTGATGCCAGAGTTAATTGTAAATCCTACTGGAAATAAAATATCTTTATTGAATGTAGCATTAAAAGGAGTGAGAGTTATATCCCATTGATGAAATTCTGTATCAACACTCCAAAAATAATTTTTAGTCATTGCAATACCTAAACTTGCAGTGTAATTAGGAATATTAAGTTTTTCCATAGGTCTTCCTAAATTATGATAGTATATGTCTGGACCAGAGCTAATTAAAGCTGTACAACAATTATCTATTATTGGTGCAGTTGTAGTTGTTGAAGTGGTTGCATTACAATCACAATTTACAATTTCTTTTATAACACCATATTCTACATTATATACAAATTTACCATATATACTTTCTTCAGTGTAATACCATCCATTATTTACTAATGTACAATCTGTTGATGTTGAATCAGTATAAACAATTTGATTAATATTATATAATAAAGCTTGTACACTAAATCCTGATGATGTTGTATATGCAGGTTGTAAAATTAAAAAAGAAACTGCATTACATGCATCTTCCAAACTATTAGTTGTAACTATTGCTGGTTCAGTTCCTACTTGATAACCTGTACGAAAAAGATTAGATCTTAAATTAAAAGGTCTTTGACATATAGTAGTAGTGGTAGTAGGATAAACAGTTATTACTGCATTACCATCTAATATACAATCTGTTTGATATATTCTTCCTTCTAATATACAATTTAATGTTGTTGTAGTAGTGGTGGTAGAAGGAGAAGGATAAAATGTAGTGGTGGTTGTAGTTAATGGAGGAGTTCTATCTATTACTCCAGCAATAGCTTCAAATCCACCAGCTTGATTATCATCACAACATCCATTAAGTCCTGAATAAAAGAAATTATTTTCTCCTATATAAAAATTAGGAATATAACTATGATAACTTATCCATGTTTTAGTATTTAAATTATAAGACATTGTCCATGACTTATTACAAAAATAATCAGGATCTGATAAGTAAACTTGTGTACGTATAACTACTGGTTTTGTATTTTCGTCAGCCATTGTATTATTATATTTTTATTACTATAATGTAGTAGTAGTGGTGGTTGTAGGTTGAATTACATCATAAATTGTTTCAATGTAAAATTCTTTTGTTATAGGATCATATTTAACATCTTTATCAATAGGAATATAATCTATTTTAGTTACAATAACTCTTTCAAATTTACTATCATATACACCATGTAATCCAATACCATTAAAATTATTATCTGTATCAACTTTTGGAAAATATCTTAACATTTCAAATGATAAATGATCTGTCATAAATCTGTTTACCCCAGAACCAAATCCTCCAATTTCATTAATATCTGTACCTTGTATTAAAAATATTTGACCTCTTTTAGCATCTACTGTTACTTGTCCTTGGGGAATCTTAAGAAAGAATTTATTTTGACTTCCTACAAATCCAAGATCTGTTTCAGCAAAATCAATTGGAGGTGTAGCCCCAAATAATTGAGTTCCTCCTAAATAAGCAGCTTTTGGATTTGTAGAATTCATTGTTAATAAATTATTATATAACAATGATTTATTTTCAAACCTAGCAAGTATAGCTTTATTTTGAATACCATCTAAAGATATAAGATTACCATAGTTTTGAGGAAAATCAAATAAAGATATAGGTGAATAGTTTAACCAATTATTAATTCTTACATCTGCATTTTGTTCTTGTGCATCAGAATAAATAGCTCTAAATGGATAATTTGTAAAACATAATTTAGATTCCCAATCCGCAGGAAGGTGACTAAAGTAATTTTCTTTATTTTGTTTAGAATAAGTAGGATTATAATGATATGTATTATCAAATGTAATAGGTACAAAAGTTTCTTGTACCCAGTCATCAGGAATACCTGTTGTTACATGTGGCCAAAAATCACCTTCTCTATTATTAAATGCTTGTCTAAGGTCTGTATTATAAGAACTTTCACAATAAAAATTAGGAATACCATATGCAAATAAATAAAACTTACCATCATAATAAGTTCTATATGTACCATTTATTCCATCTATTGCTGAAGAAATATCAGCAGGATTTGTAGCACAATCAAAATTATGTGCTTTAACTGATATTATATTTTTAAATACATTACCATCTCTAATAAAATCATATAGTATAGATCTAGAAGAATGCCAGTATTTAGGATAACCTAAATTTCCTAATTCATCATAAAATATTTCAGAATCATCAGGAGAGTTAACTCTATTATCTATAAAAAATGGTAATTTAGTTTTAAATGCAAAACGAGAAATAAATGTATCTCCACCAAAAACAGTAAATGATGGTTGAAAATTTACAGAATTAAATATTTGTTGTGCACCAGTATCAACAGTTTGATATGAATATATTTGTCCCCATTGATTAGTAACTATATTTTTTAATGATCCATAATAAGAAACAACTGTAATATCTTTTTGTTTTTCTGGAGAATTACAATTTTCAAGTTCAGATATAGTATATCTAGATTTATCTGTAATATAAGGAACAGCACCATTTAATAAAGATGGTATATCACTAGGAAACAATAAAGGATCTACAATATTATTATTTCTTTTTTCTATTGTTTTTAAATATATAGATGTTTCTCTTTGATAGTTATTTATATTAATTCCATTTGGTTCTCCAACAGATTGTACAACAGGAATTAAATATGATTTTAAATCTAGTTCTCTTTGCTTAATACCAATGTTATTATTTATACTTGATGAATAATCATAATTAGCTATTGAGTTATATGAATAAGCAAAGTTTTTTCTTAATATACCATTAATAAAAATTTGTAAATAAGTTTGATATGCTGTATACATAGCTGTAGAATTAAATCCACCAATTGCAGCAATATTATAAGAACTATTTAAAGCATCTTGTTGAGCTTCTTTAGAAAGAAGTCTATACTTTGCATTGTTTCTAACTTGAACATGATGAGCAGTTCCTGCACCATACATTACATTTTCTAATTTAAGAACACTTCCTAAAAAAGGTTGTCCAAAAGAAGTTTCTGGAGAATTAAAAACTTGTCTATATTTTAAATCTTTATTATCAGGATTAAAAGAATCTATAGGAATTTCTTCACCACATTTTAAAAGACTTATTCTTCCAACTGTAGGATTTTGTAAAGTTCCATCTGGACCAAAATTAAATACATTTGATGGACTTGCTATACTAATCATTTTAGTTCTATCATACCCACATTGACATGGACCATATAATGTTGGAGGAATCCAATCACCATTTATTCCTCTATTTCTACAATCATCTTCAGGTGCACCACTAACATTAACCCTTGCATAATTTACAAAATAACAACCATTACAATTAAATGGACTAGTTAGACAACAACTATTTCCATTTAAATACTCTTCACGATGTATATATGAAGAATTATCATTAGTAAAAGGATCATCCCAGTTTACATGAAATCCTCTACAATCTGTAGACACAGTTTTATATACATCATAACTTCCTGGACCTACATACATAGTATCTGGATAATTAGCAAATGGTCTTGTAGTAGAACATATTTCTACTATTTCTCCTACTTGTAATGTTATAGGTGTAGGTTTTCCTGTTTCTAAACTTGTATAAGTATAACTTGGAGCTACAGCTGGATCACCGTTAATTCCTCTATAACATTGTATTATCCAAGGTGTGGCACCTTGTATCCAGGCATTATTTGTTTTATTTATAAACTTATCTGAATTAAGATCATTATAAGGATAGTTTGGGTAATAGTATTCTTTTTCTTCTCTTTTATATGAACCAACATTTCTAAGAATACCTTTTGCTATAATAGATTTATTTGTTCCTCTATCTCCTCTTATTATTTTAAACCCAACAATATTATCTTTTTGATCATCTGTAAGATCTGAATTATTTATAGCTGTAAGAATTTGAGATGATTCCACTTTAACCCCCAATGGATAAACAGAATCATTTTGCATTATTACTTTATACTTACCATTTTGTATTTCAGGAACAGCACTTTCAAATGCAGGACTAATTAATACATCAGGAAACTTATGGTGTCTAATAGGTTGATCAGCAAGATTACCCCATAAAGCTACATTACAAGGATATCTTTCTTCTGATTCCCAATAAGAAAATTCACCATATTCATGCGGTGTAGCATTATTAATAGGATCTCCTATTGCAGGTCCAGTTAAAGTTGCAGTGTTATATATTTTCCAATAAGGACTATATCCTATTCCTGTTACAGGATCAATAGTTGTAGGGTTTCCTACAAAATCTGCATTTGTATCAGGAACATCTGGAAATTGTAAATCATTATAATTTAAAACTCTTCCAGGAATATGAAAACCATCTGTTTGTTTTCCATTTTTTAGTAAAAATACTAACTCAAATGCATATACTTCATCTCTAAGATATCCTTTTAAATTAGTAGCATTTACTTCATCTGCATAACTTTCAGTGGCAGGTAACTTATATGATTGCCATTTAAGATTTATTTGGCTTGCTATAGATTGATAATTAATTCTATCTATAGAAGTAAGGTTATCCCATACAAGAATATCTTGAACAGCTGTAAGATCTTGAGCTATTTCATAATAAGGATATTTTTCAAATATATCCCCAATACTTAATGTTGTTGTAGTTACATCTTCACCTGTATATGTAATTTTTTTAGAAGTAGAATCAATAGAATATGTTCCTACTAAATTAACAGATATAGCAGCATTTACTGTTTTTATAACAGCTAAATTAAAATATCTAAACTCTCCTGTAATATCTAAATTAGAAATTTCTACTACAACAGATTTACCTACTTCATAATCAAAATTAAAATCTGTAATATGTACATCAACTATAGGACATGGATTAGTAACAGAATAATAAGATGTATATCCATTACCAGAAGCATCACTATATTGTGCAGCAAATTGAACTGTTCCTGCTTTTAAATTTCCTCCACTAATAACATCTGTAATATTTAATTCAGGAATATTAAAATTAGGTTGTATTTTTATTTTATTACAATCTAAATTACCTACATCATATATAGGATCACACAAAGATGTACCAGATAATAATTTCCAAGGAAGATTATCAGGAGTAATATCCATATACCTTCTTGGATTATAACCATCTGTCCAATATATTTCTGTTGTACAATTTGTAATCTTATGTACTACTTTATGTATAGGATGGTAAATATTAAAATTTAAACATGTAGCTTCAACTAATATATTATATATACAATCATTGTTATCCATATATCCTATTTGACTCATTCCTGTGCTAGGATTTGCTAAAAAGAATATATGTTTATTTTTCTCATTAATGAAATGAGTACCTATTAAAGAATATCCTGAAGGAAATTGAACACAAAATTCATTACCTTGTTCATTTTGATAGTTAACTGAACTAGAATCAAAGTTTTCTAATGCTGCATTTAATGCATAGGTTAGTTCTCCTGGCTTAACTTGGTTCAATGTATTGTCCATGTTTAATCCAGAAGTAGCAACCCCAAATTCCATTCTTATATTACCCTGTTCGTTTTGTTGATCAGCCATATTTACTAATTGTTACGTCTTCTTCCATACCTGTTAGTACGGTTGGGAAGTTCATACATATTAAATCTATTAAGATCGTTTTTAATTCTTCTTTGTTTTTGATCAGCAGTTTGTTTTTTTACTTCAATATCTGCCATAATATATGCTTCTTCGTATGCTTGCTTATGATAAATTAATTTTTGTTGTAACTGATTAAATGTTTCATCATTAGTTTGGTTAGTAAGCATTTCAAACACTTTAAATTTAATAAATGCTTCTACATATTCTCTTATACGATAATTATCAGGAATCATTTGATTTGATAATTCATCATACTCTGTAGCATAAAATAATAAATGTACAACACCATTTCTAAAATTAGTTACAAATTTATTATCTCGTATGTCAAATGAATCATGACTAGCTGCACCAGGAGTAAATTCATGTACAGGAAGTGAGTCAGCATACATTTCCCAATTGTTTGTATAATCTACACCACAATTCTTTCTTGCAGAGATGTTTCCTGGTCTAAGTAAATATTGATGAGTAAAACTTCTAGCAACACTATTATTAGTCTTATAAACAGCTTGTACTAATTCTGGCATACATGTACCATCACATTGAGGAGATTGACACGTAGGATTGTTACAAGGAGTTCCACCAATAGTTAATGGTGACACTTGAATAGTAGTAGCACTAGCTGCTTGTGTATAAAATGAATTAGCTGATTGATAAGGATAACCATCTACTGCTGTACACATCCAAGCTTCTCTAACAGCATAAAAGTTATCAGGTAGCCTTGCTTCAAAATCTTCTATGTAAAGAATTTCTTCTGCTATTACATAAGATGTTCTTCCTAACTTTTTTAGAGCTTTATCTAAATAAGTAGGAAATAACAAATTGTCAACCGCACCAGTATCCATATATGACTTAAGTTCTTCTGATACAATAGCATATATTGGTTCAGGAGATACAAAATTATATTTATAAAAATAACTCATAATTTTTTTGTGTATTTATAAGGTTTTGTTAAAGCTTGTTCTAATTCCATTCCTTTATTTAATCTAGATTTTAATGTTTGTTGATTAAGATTAAACTTTTTAGCTAAATCAGTTAATATATATTTTTTATTTTTATATATTAAATATACAGAATTTCTTTTATTCCTATCTTGAATATTTTTACTAGCCCATCTACAATTAGAAAGTTCATAATTTCCATTTACATCTACTCTATCTATTGAATAAGTAGAATCAGGTTTATTTCCCATATCTATATAGAATTTTTTAAAATCTAACCATTCTTTACAAACAGTAATTCCTCTTCCTCCATAATTGTGATAAAAAATATTATTAGAATTTAAACATCTTGATTTCATAGCTTCCCAAGAAGCATATTCAGAAGATTTACTCATATTATGAGTTGTTATTATTTTAAGTAATCCATCTCTTCTAGTACACCCACATGAAATAGTTTTACCATTTCTTATTGATGAAAGTCTAGTAATAAATCTTCTTGTGCAAAAACATTCCATTACTACCATTCTATATTTTTGAAAACCTGTAACTTCTTTTTGATGAAAATCTTCTTTAATGAAAGTTAATTTTCCTATTTTATCACCTTGTTTATATTGTATCATATTAATAACTTTTAAATTATATACAAATATAAATCATTTATAAGACAATACCAAAAATAAAACTTTTTATTTTATGATTTCCATTGTTTATAGATGTGTTGATACTTATCATTGGTTTTTAAGTAATGTGATAGAAGTCTTGATGTAAGTCTAGAAGGTTTAAAATACCAAAGATCAGAATTTTTAAATCTTGCAGTTTGTTTAAACCACATCCAACCAAAAAAATATCCTTCAGTGTGATAATTAAAATTGTAAATTACCTTTCCTTTTTCTTTAGTTTTTTGCCAATCTATAGGAAGATTAATAAACTCTTTTCCATCAGCATGTGTCATCTTTCTTCTTTTCTTTTTATTTATAGAAAACTCACCAAATCCATAAGGAAGTTTAGCTTTATCACCTGTTTCTAAAATATATTCTTTAAAAGATTCATTATAAGTGTAGATAATATTTCTCCATTCATCATATGTAAGTGTTATATGAGAATGCTTTTTACAGAAATTATTATAGTTATCTTTACTAGAAGATCTCCAATCTACAGCTACACGCACGACTTTACCTCCTCCCATTTGTAACCATATGCTAATCTTAAATGTCTATATAAATAATGATTATGTTGCATATATTAATTAGTTGGTTTTGAATTTGGTTGTTGACCATCAATCCCTTCTTGTGTATTATCTGTCTTGATATTAAAATATGTAGACAATAATTTTTTAGAAGTTAATTCTAATACTTGTTGTTCTAAATAACCAGGAAGAGGAAATTCTTTATCTAAAGGATTCATACATAATTGTTCAGTTGTATATTCTGGTGAACCACAACCACATTCTGGATACATAATATCATTATCTACATCTTCTTCAAAAAATGCTACTAATCTAATTGATTTAAGCATAGGATTATTTACATATAGATATTCATTTGTTATCCAAAAATATTCTTCATTTTTAATTACAGGAAGTTTAAGTAAGTTTATATATCTATTAACAGATATTTCTTTTAATTTCTTACCTCTACCACTTAAAGCATTAATAGAATAAACTCCTTGTATTACATATTGGTAGTTACCTTCTGATATACGTGGGAGTTTAAATTTAGTTCTTGCTATTGTACAATCATCTATATAATTACAACATTCAGAAATAGGTACTTCACACATCTCAAGACATGGTATAGTGGTAAAAAGCGTATCGGTAGACCAAAGCTTTCTAAGATTTGTTTCTCTTTTAATTAATAATAAAGAATTATTTCTTATTTCACTTGCAATTGCACGGTCAGTTATCAAAGAGTCAGTTGAAAGTATCTTGTGGACACTTCTTATTGAAGAAACTAATTTACGTAATGTACTCATATTTATTTTTTATATTTTATTTAGTCCAAATATATCCTTTACATATATTATTTTTTCTATGTATAGCTCCCCAGATACCATTAATAGAAATTCCTGTATCTTTATAGGCATCACTGTATGAGTTATATTTACATAAAAAATTATTATTTAAATCATATTTATAAATTGGAACACAAATTTTTACTAATCTATTATTTAATCCAACGGTATAATCTACTTTTTTTATTTGTACACCTAAAAAATTATAATGCCATTGATAACCTTTAAAAGTTTTATTTTTAAATGAAGGTATTCTTTTATTTGGCATATTAAAAAATCTGCCAACATCTGCTAAACTATCCCACTCTTTAATAAAATTACCATCTATATCATATTGATAAATTTTTTTAGATCTAGGATTGTCTTTTCCAAATTTTCCTTTAGATGCATTATTTAATCCTATTTTTTCTCTAGTACTAAGAGATGTAATAAAACCTGTTGTTCCTTCTCCTCCATTAGTTAAATTTGTTAGTATTCCTGTTTTATTATCTATTCTTCCATAAAGTTTAACAAACTCTATTTCTTTATTTTTAATAAAATTATAATCATTTGATTCAATCAGTATTTCTACAATATAGTTGGTTTTTTTAATTATTTTATTGTAGATATTGCTATAATGTTTACTAAATGCTCTATGATATTCAGATTTAATTGATCTAAATCCTATTTTTTTACTAGCCTTTGTACCAATTCCAATATAAAATGGCTCATTTTTGTCTAATCTAATGTATCTATATACATAATATTTACCACTACTTTGAATCATCTGATACTAATTTTCTTAATGTTGCCATAATTTATATACGTTGTTCAAACTCTGCAATCTTTCCTAATATAGGATCATAAACTAAAGCTAGAGCTGCTCGCACTGAATGTACGAAGTTATTATCTAAGTGCCATCTATCTGTTCCAGAAAGACTGGGCATTTGTTGTATTCTCACTCCTTTTAATTCTTTAGCCATATAGTGATGTTTGTCACCTGTATGTATTTCTCTATATTTAGCATTACCAAATGCTTGACTATATTTAGGGTGTGTTGCAAACAATAAAGGAAGATCTTCTAACTTACAATTACCATGGTGCCACCCAATGAATGTATTACCTAATGTAATTCCTTTAATCACTGAATGTTCTCTTATAAAATTTACATCTATTGTGTCTTTAAAAAATACTTCTAATGCATGTGCTAGATAAAAAGATTTAGTTCTATCATGATTACCTTGTACTAACACTACCACTACATCACTTGAATATTGTCGTAACATATTAATAGTGTCTACAAGAATACTAAAACCTAATTCATATTCTTCTGAATATCCCATTATAGTGTCTTGTGGTGTACCTTGTGTAGTTTGGTTTTGATAGTTATCTGTATGAAAGAAATCATTTGATATAGGAAGTACAACAGTGTCTATATTAAAATTAACCCATACTTTCTTAATTAAAGATTGAGCCATATCAAAATATCGTTTAGCTCTTGTTTGTGGGTTATTATCTCCATCTACATTTCTTTTAGCTAAATGATAATCAGCTATAGAAATTTCTACATTTACATAATCTTTTTCTAAAGATTCTTTTGGTTGTGCAATTTCTATATTATTTGGTTTGTAGTTTTCTAAAAACTTAGCAAAGTCTTCAGAAGAGTAATCTTGAGGTTGTTTTCTTTTTGAAAAAATTGAGGAAGTAAACTTTCCACTTGGTAACATCTTAGACCAATAGTTGGTTATGATGTATTTATCTAAATTTATTTTGTGTAACTTGGCTAATTCAATATCATCTTTAGGATCAAAGTCTGATACTATTGTACTTTCTATTGTACCTTTTTCAACATTAACCTTACGTTCTTCTGTATAATTTCTTACTACATCAGTAGGTTCATTATCTTTTTCTCTAAGCTCCTTTAAAAGTTCATTTACTTCATATTCACTTATTCCTAGTTTTTCAGCATAGAACTTTTTACTTTTCTTTTGCGTTAGTAACTCTTCTAATCTATATAATAAACTTTGATTTTTAGACATATTTATGTACGTTAGTTAAAAAATATCGTAAAGATAAACAATAGTTTTTATATATTCCAAATAATTTTAGTTAGAGGTGTAATTCTTTATAATTAAAATAGTTATAAATAAAAACTCCCCAAGAATAACCTTGAGGAGAAAACTTTTTAAAACCAATAAAAAAAAGTTTATTATATTATACTAGTGGTTGTTGTAGTAGTTGTGCCTGATAAAAGTAAATCAATATAATTAGTACACTCTCCAGTAGAAAGTACTCTAACAGTTGTTGTATAATCAGGAACTAATGAAGATGCATATCCTGCGAGTAATAAAGTTTTATCTATTCCTGATTCAAATGCTGTTGTATATCCATCAATATTTGAATATAAATTAAATGGGCCTGCATTATCTCCTGCTGTGCTTAATGTTATAAATACTGTCATTGATTTAGTTTTTATATTAATGTTGTAGTGGTGGTAGTTGTAGGACAACATACACCTAATTGATTGTTTATATTAATTATATCTTCTGTAACAAGCATTACATCTTCTGTAATATTTGTTATATCATTTATAAGCGTATTAGTGGATTGTTGAATATTACATATGATATTATCAAATTTTATAAGAATATCATTTAATCCATCATATGTCTGTACATTTGAACAAGGAAGAGGAGTACCATCATATGTGATAGTACTCGTTCCTATTATTGTTGTATTATTTATTTGAGGACAATTAGCCATGTTTATAGTAATGTTGTACTTGTAGTTGTTGTAAATTGAGGACAATGTATACTTACATTTACATTTTTAATATATATTGTATCATAAGGATTTCCTTGTGAATCATCACCTTGAATACCAAATAATGAATTACCTATACATGTAACTATTATATGTACACTTTGATATCCTGATATATTTGTTATACTATGTATAGCTGTTCCAGCTAATACATTAATTATATTAGTAGGATTATCACACCATAGATCAAATGTTACATCATATGTATTTCCTATTGTTAATGTATTTTGAGATAAAATTGCAAGCTCATCTCTTCCTATATAATGTGCACTTCCACCATGTGCAGAACTCCATTGCCAATCAGGAACTATATCTAAATTCCACCCATTTAAATTAGTATTAAATGTACCATTAGTAATTAAATTAGGGTGATTACAAGTTGTAGTAGTTGTGGTTGTAGTTGGACATATTTGATCTATGCAATTTTCTCCTATAGAAATTGTTACAAGACGACTATTTGAGTATGCACAACATCCACAAAATTTTACAGTTCCATAAGAAGGAATATCTATATCATTTTCAAGAAAAACACCAAAACAATCTGTATAAGATATTGTGTGAGATATACTATCTTCATTAATAGCAGTTAAACATTCACATGGAATAGCTGTAGTAGTAGTAGTAGTTGTTGAGCTTGTGCTAGTAGTTGTAGTAGTACCACAAGGGCCATTTGGTGTTGCAATAACTGTACCTGGTACAACTAAAGGACTATTTGTTACAACACAAATATTTGTAGCTCCTGGCATCAATACTATAGCTTCTTCTACATGTGTTATACAATTTGTAATAATTATAGCTACTGGTGTAACTCCTGTATTATTTAATGAAAAATTTTCACAAGGAGGAGCTGATGTTGTTGTTGTAGTTACACAACAATAATCTAATACATTATATATATTAGTTATATCATTATTAATAGTTATTAATTGACTATTAATATTAGTAACTTGATTATTTAATGTATTTATTTGTGAAAGTAATGTACAAATAATTTCATCAATTTTTTGTAATATAACATTAAGTGTATCACATGGTTCAGCTACTATACATGGTAATAAAGGACCATCATAAACAATAGTACTAGAAATAGTTAAATGAGTAGAACATGGGTCAGTAGTTCCACAAGGACTATTTAAAATTACATCTGTACAACAAGGATTTACTGTTAAATATGGATATGCCATTTTTATTTATTTATTTAAGGTCTGTATTGAATATAGTAACAAGCCATTACTGGTTGAATATTTGGATGAGGTAATCCCCCTCCATCAGGTCCAGCTACATTATCTATTGTAGCAACTATATTTGCAGTACTAGAACTAGTAATATTAGTACCTCCTGCAATATTAAGTTGAGTATCAAGTTTTAAACCTGCTCCAGGACTATTATATTTTACATCTGCAAATGTAGTGTGAGTATGTCCTTGATCTACTACTGAAATAGTATTAGCATGTGTATGTAAAGGAATTTGTGTAGATGTAAGTGTTACTTGATTAGCACCAGCAACATCATAAAGACTATAATTTGGATTAGCTGGACTAGCAGAAGGGTTAACAGCAGCATTCATAGTTGGACCAGGAACACCATTAATAACACCTGTAAGAGCTCTTCCTCTTAAATCAGGAGTTCCATTATTACCATTACATAAAAATATTCTATCCCAATTTAATGTACCAGCTCCTGTAGAATTAAAAAATGTTATAGGTCCAAAATAAGGAACTACAGTATAAGGAACCATTTTATTACTAATAAGACTATTAGTTGTACTATTTAAATAATCTTGTATAAATATATCAATATCTGCAATAGCTACATATGTATGAGGAAGACTAGTAACTAAACCACAAAGTTTATTTATTACAGCTTGTAAAATAGCATGTGTATCTGAAGAAGCTGTAACACCTGTTAAACATGGTGTATAATCTGGTGCAGGTCCTATTGGTAATGTATAATCAGCATTTAATGTAGTAAGAGTGGCATTAATAGTAACGAGTGTAGCATCTATCACATCTACTTGTTCTTGAAGATCACAAATAGATTTTATAATAGCTGATAACACATCATTTAATGTAAATCCTGTATATGTTGTACATGTAGGAAGATTACTTCTTACAAGATTACAAATAATAGTATCATCTATAATTGGTTTAATCCCTACACCTGTTAATACTGGTACAAGAAAATTTACTATTGAACTTTCTACGGAAGATAAAGTATCTCCTGTAGTGATTCCTAGTGCAGGAACATCTATTCCTGTATATCTAACACATCTGTCAGAGACAATCTCTGTACATCCGTTAAAACAATTTGTGCAATTGGACATAGTTTTTATTTTAAAAAGTTTAAGGTATTATATGAGAATCTATACAAGGTTGACAGTCATTAGGAATAGGCCATACAGTTTCAACAAAGTTTACAGTTGCAGGATCAGTAGTTACATTAGTTATAAAAAAACATTCAGGTGTATTATTACTAACAATAGTACCTGTAGGTAATATATCATTACCATTATATGTTATAACATCATATTCCATTCTTTCACATCCTGCTACAGTATAATTAGTACTAAATAAAGTAGTGGTAGTAGTTGTTGTGTTAGGAACTATTGTAATATTACAAGGAACCTCTAAACAAGGTTCTGGAGTATTACATTTACTAACACATCCCACTGTAAGACGTATCACTCTGCTAGCAATCATATTTATTGTATATCTATGAGCGTAGTTTGGGTTTATATATTTATATTGTAATATTCTTCTATACCCTATTAATTGAATTATATCATCAGTAGGGATTGGTTTGTTTAACATATATGAAATATTGTTATACAAATTATTACCAAGCTCCGCTAACTTGCAATCTATTTTTTTAAGTAAAAAAGGAATGTTAGCACATTCTGGGCAATTAGTTAATCTTGGTGATAACATAATATCTATTTTTATTTATTCACTTTAGCTGCGCATTGTCCACATAACCCATTGGTTAATTGACATCCGCACCCCACTTTAGCTTCGCAATTTGAACATTGTACCATAATTAATAAAAGTTTATTTGGTAGTTATTACCTGAACAACCACAGTTAGATTTTAAAAAACCATCTAACATATTATTTGCTTGAGCATATAATGTATTAGATTCATATTCTGCGCAGTTATTAGCTGCAGCAATAGCTCCTTGAATAAAAAAGTTAATTGTATTTAATTGTACACTAGATTGTGTTTTAAGTGCTCTATCACACTCCATCATATTTAATTGTAAAAACGCATTGTCAAACTTCTCTTGAAGTCTATCAACACGTAATATTGTTTTTTCTACATAATTTAAATATGCAGGGGCAACAGAATATTTTAATCTATACACTCCATCAGGAAGAGGTTGATTACAACCAGGTTCTGTAATTCCTAAAATAGAAGATGTAAATACATTTAATTGATTAGGAACAAATGGTAATATTTTAATACCAAATCCAGGTATATCAATCTCAATAGATGGTACAGATACCACTGGAGGATTAGTAGGATATACAGAAGCATCTGCAACCCCAAGAGTATTAACATCGTAAGTAGGTACTACTAGTATATCTAATTGTAAGTTTGCCATGTTTGTTTAAATAAATATGCCAGAGGAATATGAGATTTATCCTCTTTCCCCTGGCATAGGTTATTATTAATTACTAGTTGTTAATTCTTAAGGAATTCTAGTAGTAGTTGTTGTTGTTGTACTAGCAGGAGCACTTGAAGTAGTAGTTGTTGTAGTGATACAAGCATTGTTACTTACAGCAGTTCCTAAAGCAGCAGTCAAAATGGTTTCAAATCCAGAAGTAAGTGCACCACCTGTTTGTGGGATAGCAAGAATTACTGTAGAATCTTCCATAATGTAATCACCCCATTGATACTCAGATCTGTTATACTCATTGAATTTAATATAAAATGTATTATAAAAAGTACCATCAGAAACCCAAGTTTCAAAGTTCTCATTATATCCATTCATTCTATATAAATGTTTTAAGTAACCAGCTTGGTAGCTATAGAAGTTTTTCTCTAATTGAGCAATTTCTGCAGATGTACCAGTAGCATAAGAAGCACGTTGAGTGATAACAGGATTAGCAACTAAGTTACAATTGTCAGCAACAATAAAGTCAGCAGTAGTAGCTGGACCAGCATATACAAATGTTCTAAAGCTCATTCTATCATATTCAAAAGGGAATGCAGCAATATCACATGGTTGACCATATTTAGTTAATGGTTTTCCTGTAATACGTAAAATTGTACCACCTACATTTTCAAATGTCCAGAATGTGTTAAAGTTAATGTTATCAGGATTGATACCAGGAGCTTTAGCAGTTAATTTAGCAATCAATAAATTGATTATTGTATTATCACTTACATCATCGCATGGATTATCGCTACAGTTACAACAAGGAGCTTGTACAGTTACTGAACGAGTGAAACCATTAAAATACAATGTATTAATGTAAGAAGAACTAGCACGTAAAGTTAAAGATATACTTTCTCCACATTGTACAGTGAAATCAGTAACATCAGTAACTTGGTTAGCAGCAGTTGGGCAACCAGTAATTTTGTACCATTCAGTTACGTTACTACCTGTACCAGCATTGTTTTTACCTGATATCTTGTCAGATCTTTTAGATCCTTGTAGATAAGTATTTACTCTTCCTTGTGCTACATAGAAGTAAGGTTTATCAGCAATTGCATTACCTCCACTAGCAGTAGCTACAGAGTAATCGCTTCTAAAGATTCCCACAGTACCTGCAGTCAGGTCTTGTGTTGAGCCAGAGCTAGGGACAGTTGTTTGCCCTACTGGAACCACGAATAACGTGGTTAATGAAAAATCAGCCATTTTTATTTATTTTAAATGTTAATAAAGTTTATTCATTTGTTTGTATTCTATATTGTGCACTTTGAACAGCAGATTGATTCTCTGTATACATTGCTAAATTTTGAACTGTTAAATCTAATAGTTCATCTTCTAGATATACTTGGAGTTCACAATTTTGATCAAATGATGGAGTGCCATCTAACATTATATATCCTTCTTTATTTATATAATCAGGATAACGCATATACATTATCTGTATATTATTAGGAGTAAATGTTCCATCTGTGAATACAGATATTTCATCGGATGCAAGAAAGTTAAATGTTTCTTGATATTCAAATGAAGGTTTATAATGATCATTGTTTAATATAAACTGTAAATCACCATGTTTAGCAAGATCTCGATTAATCCAAATCTTTCTATCTTTACATCTTCCTTTGTCTGCTAATATATATGAATCTATATAAAACATATATTTTGGTTCAAGTATATGAACATTAGCAGCCCATTGGTTTAAATCAGCATCTTTAAGTGTTAATGTTAATGGTTGATGATTATAATTCATTACAAGACTTTGTAAGTCTTCATAACGTTTTTTAAATGCATCCATCCCTAGGCCACTTGCAGTACTAATGCCATCAACTTTTTGTTTTATCAACTTGATCTGAGCCTCATTCAAAGCTAAAATCTTATCTTCTAACTGAATTTGTTGGTGCTCATTAGTTGATAGCTTATTCAATCTTTGATCAATCTTGTATAATAAACTATCTACTGGTATCATATGCTTTTATATTTTTAAAACTAGCTACTAAATAGCAGCTAGTTTTTTAGTTTTTAATTTACCTTCTAATATTAATAACTCATCTTGGTTATCATCATCAGCAAGGAATTTAATTAAATCAGATTCATCTTTAGCAATTTCAAACTCACCTTCGTAAATTTTACCATTTGGTTTAATACGATAAACTGAATGTGCAATAGCTTGTTTAATTAAATCTTGTATATGAAGTAAATCTTCTTTCATGTTGGCAAATCTATTAAACACTTCAACTGGATTTAAACCTGAATATTTTCCATTTTTAAATTCTGTTTGTTTAAGTGTGTTATCTACTTGATTGTAAACAACTTCCTCTTTAGTGTCTTCTGTTACTGGTAATCCTAAAAGTCTTGCAACTTTACGTTTTTTATCAGGACTCATTGAATCAAACATTACAATAGCTTTGTTGATCAATTGTTTTTTCTTGTACACCACTGCATTTTCAATCTCATCATCAACAATATAAAATTGTGTTTCTGCTGGATATTCTCCTCTTTCCCAAGCTTGGTGTGAGGAAGCAATAGTAGGATGTACTCTTAACCATGAAAAGGCTATCTCTTGAAAAGGTACTGATAGATCAAAATAATTATCACCATCTAATAACTTTACAGGTTGTACGTGTGTTTGATCATCTGTAGAAGTTGATAATCCATAGTTCCAAAACTTTGAACGAGGTCCTAAATCAATATCCCCTAATTCATCTTCAAGTCTTTTTCTAAGATTTATTACTCTTTCAATTTCTAAATCTTTTTCAATTGGATCTTGAATTCTTTTGATATATGTAGCATCTGGATCTAGTCCTGTTCTATATTTACCATCTAACTCTTTATAAGGATATTTAAATACACCTGTACCAGGGATTCTTGTCATTCCTTTTTGTGCTAACCCACTGTCCATTGTTTGTAACTGTGAACTGTTGTACTCACGTTTTATCGTAGAGATTTTGCCTGTTTTACTCATTGTAATTTAATATTTAGTTATTATTGGTTTATTGTTTTATGCTTTCTTCTAGTGTCTGTCATTATCTTATGACAATTAGCACATCGAACATCACATTTATTTATTTCTTCTATTAATTTTTCAACAGACCAAGAATCTCTTACACCTACAGAAACACAATCTATTTTAGTTCCTCTAACGTGATCAAATTCTAAAACTCTTACATCTGCATTACCACAATCTACACAAGGATGTGTTTTAAAGTGATCTAAAACTACTTCTCTATTTCTAGCTTTGCTTTTATTAACAGAACCAACTCTTATTTTTTTATACTCTTTGTCTTTTCTTTTAGCACTAAAATGTTCTAAATTTTTATCATGTTTTAAATAATAATAGACTGAGCTTAAATTACAATTTACAAGTTCAGCAATTTCTCTATATTTTTTACCTTCGCTTCTAAGTTTGAGTACAGTTTCTTTTTTACTCATATGTAGTTTAATTTAAAAAAATTGGTTTATTTTAGTTGCGTGGGAAGGACTCGAACCTCCGTACTTCAGTTTATGAGACTGAGCTGGAACCCCTCCAGTCTACCACACTATTTGTAGAGTGTTCCAATTGAATGGAATGCGACTGGTTTACACCAATCCATCACTCTGGGTTGAGAATCATCCCCTCTAGGAGGGAGAGGAGGTGAGGGGACTTTTCTCGGAAATATTGAGTTACCCTGGGACGCTGTTCTTATGGGTAGCGTAGTAACTACTGTTTATTGTTAAAATTGTGGGATTTCCTCGATCAACACAGTTCTTGATAAATCTTCAATAAATACATCACATCTGTCTTTCATCCAGATTTCGTATCCTGGGAATTTGTTAGCACTTGACATACCTTGAGATTTAGCAAAACCTAAGTGATGACGAGTTCCATCAATATAACCCCATGTCATAGAAGGAGCACCTTTCATACGTACTTCTCTAATGTTATTTACCATTGATCCATCAGACATTGGAGAAACATCAAACACCATAAATACTGGAGTAGATTTTTTGTTTTGTCCAAACTCTAAGTTAGATTGTGGTAAATCTAATTCTTTTAAGTGAATTAATTCAACTCTACCAGTCTCACGTGTAACCATTGCATCAAATGCAAAGTTATAAGTGATATGTTGACCTTCACCTTGCATATATCTGTTTCCAGAATCAGCCATAAAAGTAAGACCTGAATTTAATGCATCTGTTTTTAAAGCTTGTTGGAATACATCGAATCCAGCTTCATTAGTATACATTTTTACACTTCTATCTTTTACATCCACTCTTCTGTAGAACAAGTCTCCAAATACTGAACGTATTAAGTTAGCAGAAAATTCACCTCTGTTATATTGTACCAAGTTTCCATTGTTACGCATTCTGTGGTAAACACCAGCAGATGTACGTTTTAATTCTTGTTTAGAACCATTAGTTTTAACTGTACCTGGTTTAGCCCAGATCATACGTTTAACTTTTAATTCAATCATAGATTTACGCATCCAGAATTCAATAAACGGTTCCCATTTAACATCATTACGTGTAAGTGGTAATTGGTTACGTCTTTGTGGAGCATACACTAAAATATCAAGAGCTTTACCAGAAGCATCTCTCATCATTTTATCATCAGCCCATTCAGTGATTTTGTGCTCATAACCATATGCAGAACCTAAAGATTCAAACATTGTGATTTGCTCACCTAATCTTGGAAGACCTAATAAGTCTTGATCAAATTCACCAATAGCTGCATCAACTAATTCTAGTTCAACACCATATTGTAAAAATGTAGGATTTACAAAATCAACTGTTGGATTATCAGTTACTAATGTAAATGAATACAAAAATCCCATATTCCAAGGCACTGGATCTTTAATCACGTAAAAACGTGGACCATATTGACGTGTACCTACAGATACAATTGCATTTTTAGAAAATTCATTAGTATCTAATACTAATTGAAATTCTTGACCATCAATACCTGTTTTACCAGAAGTGATTAAATCTTGAGTTGATGAAGGGATGTCAATGATTTTTGGAAATTTGTAAGGAACTGCGATTTGCCATTTCCATGCATCACTATTATTATCAATGTAATAAGGTGTGCTTTTGTTGATCATGTCCAAAAAGTCATTACTGTACAATGAGCTCTGCGTATATAAAGAGATAATCTTTTTATCATAATCTGCAGGCTCAGTAGAGTGAAAACTCTCTAAGTGGTTAGAGTCTGTTAGTTTTCCTACAGCACGTTTGTCCATAGACGCTACACGAGCATAAGTAAAACCAGTTAACCCAGGAATTGTTTGAATTGCCATTGTTATTCGTTTTTGTTAATTATTTATTTATTTTGTTATAAGAACCATGATTTTGAATTAGCACCAGTGGTGCCTCCAGTTGTTTTAGCTTTTGTTACTTGTCTTGCAACTTCTCCAAACAGTTCATTAGATTTTTTTGTAACACCTGTTCGTTGTATAGTTGATAATGTTGGATCTTTTTCTAACATCTTTAAAAGAAGTCCCATCTTAACTTTCATTGCATGATTTTCTGGTTTTTTCATATCCAGAATAGCACGGTCAAAATCTGTAAGAGTTTCTCCAGATGGAGTTTTCCATTTATCTACTAATAAGAAGTCCTGTAGTTCACTTGCTAATTTTGGATTGATTGGAATACCATCAAACTCTTTTGCTTTCACCTTATCTTGTAAGATGGTTTGTACATTACTTATGTACTGATTTTTTATAGCTTGCTTTTGTTGTAACTCTTGTTGTGCATTTGATTCCATTTCTTGTAACTTAGCAGCTTCTTTTTTAACTAACACCTTGTGGTGTTTAGCAGCTACGTTTTCAAGATCTCCATAGTTTTTAAGTCTTTCAACTTCTGTCTCTACATCTTCTGGATCAAACCCTTGGTTAGTTAAAGCTTGTTTCATTATCCTCACTTGATTGTCTTCATCTGAAAGATCCATCTCAGCAAAGTTAACTACTTGATTATAAACACCAAAGTATTCTTTTGGATTAACTCCTTTTACAAATATGGCATCAAAAGCTTCTTGGTAATCTTCTCCAAATTGTCCTATGAAATTTTGTACTATTTCACTAGCACCTTTTTTCTTTTCATCATTAAATCTTTCCAAGAATTCTTCTGCTGTAGAAACTGGAGTTTGTTCTTCATCTTCAGATGTAAATACTCCTAATTTATAAAGATCATTTGCAAGAGCAGTAAATTGTGTTCCTTCTGGAGCATCAGCATCTTCTTCATTATCAACACTTGCAGGTTTTGCAGGTTTTGCTACTGGAGCATCATCTTCGTCATCATCATCATCATCACTTAAAAAATCAGCAATCATAGATTGTCCATCTAATTTTTCATCATCTGTTTTACCATCAACGTTTTTAGGAGGGACAATATCTTTACCTTTTTTTACTTCTGGTGCATCTGGGGCAGCAGGAGCATTTGCGTCTTTTATAATAGGTGTAACATCCTCTGGATTAGAAGTTGATGTTTCAGGTTCAAATAACCCTTGAAGTAATTCTTGGTTACCCATTCCCATTTCCATAGTATCTTGGATACTAAAGTTACCCATAGTTTCTAAATTATCAGCCATATGTAGTTATTTATATTTGGTTTTATTTATGTAAAAGTATAACAAGAGTATTTAATATCAAAGTGTTATTGCTCTATGTCATTCAATTTTTTGGTTAATATAGCATTAATATTATTTACTTCTCCGAAGAGAAGGAATTTTTTAACCTTTTTTGTTATTACGTCCTTTAGCATTTTCCTTTGCAACAGCAAGATCATTGGCCATGTTCTCTCTTGTTACTTGTAATTTTTCTTTTTCTATAGACATTTTATCACTAGCTTGTTTATTCTTAGATTGAATATCAGCCATCTTTAATCCATAATCTTTTGTAGCTTTATCTTGGTCATGTGCCAGTCTACTTACTTCCATTACATCTGGAACAGCATTTGCATTAACATCTTCACTCTCCACTTTACCAAATCCTGTAGCTTGAATAATAGCAATTTCTTTTTTAGATATTCTATCAAGTTCTTTTTGATAATCATCATGAGCCATTTGTTCTTGATGTTGTTGAATAGCAAACTCTTGTGCAGCTTGGGCTTGTTGTTGTTGAGCTTCTTGTTGTTGCTGTTGTAATTGTTGTGCTTGTTCTTGTTGAGCAATTTGTCTATCTCTAAGATCTTTAAATGTTTTCTTCATTTCTCTCATAGACTTAGTACTATATAATTCTATTATATCATAAAGTGTACCACCATTTTGAATAACAGCTTGAGAAAGTTGTCTAAGTTCATTAAACATTTGTGTATCTTCAGGTCTATTAGTAAGAAACACTTTAAGATCACGGAATGAAAGATCAGATCCATTCACTTGTACAAATGCTGATTCTCCTTCAGATGTAATATATGATAGTGTAGATTGTGGTTTAGCACTTTCTACATATAATGCAGCATCTATAATAGCTTGATATAATTGTCCCATAACATATTCATGGGCTACAAATAAAGGCTCTGTTTGCGAATAACTTTGTTGCATAGCAGTGTTAGTACCTGTAGCACTTTCAGAAGCAGAAACAGACCCCATACGCTGTTTAGACATACCCACAAGTTCCCAGCATTCAGCTTTAAGTTGTTGTGCTAATGTATATCTAGATTGTATTTCTTGTGTACGTGTTAGATCAAGAGCTGTAAATTGATTAAATGAACTAGGACTTTTCATGTTCTCTGGACTATCATCAATAAATACAACACCTCTATTACGTGCTTCCATTTCCCATATATCAAGAGCATCTTGTGCATCTCCATCTTTAGGAATTGGTATATGACGCAATGACATTAATTGTACTTTACCCACTTCTTTTTCAAGAAGTTTATATAATTGGTTCATACATACATTATACAACACTTGAAAAGGTTTCATAAGATCTACAAGTGATTTAGCCTCTGTATTCTTTACTTCATGTGTTGTTCCTATAATAGGACAATAGTTTAATAGTTTATATGGTTTGATGTGATAGATATCTGGACCTATCTTAATACCTTGATACCATTCATTAATCCATCCCCATTCAAGAGATTGTTGTGTAGGTATTGTACCTGATTTGTAATTCTCATCAACTAATGTTGATTGTTCATTACCCATCTCATCTATATATATAAGCTTACCTATTTTTCTTTTAGAAATCCAATAACTTCTAACAACAACATACTTATACCCAAATGAACTTACATTATTTGTAAGTCCTAAAAAGTCTTTTAGCCCATCATTGTTTTCTTTCATTTCTGATTCAATAATCATACGTGTCTGAAGAACAAGAGGGTCAAAGGTATCATACATTACAGAATCTTGTCCTGGAACAGCATCTGGATTACCAAGATTAGATTCTCTTACATTAATTAATCCATAATCTTGAAGAGAAGAACGTAAGTGATCTATCTCTTCTTTAGTAAGATCTGGTATGCTCTCAATGATTTCAGATAGTTCCATTACTTCTACTGTTCCTGCAGCATATGCTCCTTGTGCTCTACCTGTTGGATCTGATATATACTTTCTATCTGGTGTAGTTAAAAACCAAGTGTTTTTAGGATTAGCCACTTCAATATTAAATCCAAGTTTTGAATTGTCTTCATATATATGATAAAACTCTCTAGCAGATATTAACATATCTCTAAATGCATCTTCACTTTTTTCTTTAAGATTAAACTCAGCTTTTTGGCATGTAAGAACATGATTGGCCCATTTTTCAGCAATAGATGTATAACTATCTAACTGATCCTTAACCTGTTCCATTGTCATTTGCTCTAATTGCTCAGGATCAATTTCTTCTCCTGACATAGCAGCTTTAGCTGTTAATTGTTGCTTCACTTGACTAATAACATATTTCTGAAGAGTATCTGTTTTAAATTGTAACTCTTCTGCTTTACTATCATCATCAAAAGCTTTCACTCTAAATGTATCTGGTCGTTTAGATATTTCTCCAACTAACTCATTAACAGGTGTGGTGATGATTGAATACATTTTTACATATGCTGGAAGTTCTAAATCAGATGTAAGTACATCTGTAAAACTTCTAACTTCAGGTTCCTGATAGAAATCTTCCATACGTAAGATTCCTTTCATAAGATCATAATTTTTAACAAATGTATCTTTATTTTTTACATACTCAGCGTATGCTTTATTGGAGAAATAGTCCATTGTATTTTTTATCCAACTCTCATCTTGTTTTTCTTTCTCTGTTTTAAACTGATCAGGGAAGATGTTCAGATAAGCGTATCTGATTGTTGCATCTTTTGTATATCTAATTATGCTCATTATGTAAATAATTTATTTCTTGGTGTGTTAAACATTGATCTGCTTTCTGTAAACAGTTTATTTTTTTTATTTTTTTTGAACATTGATTGTATTCGTACATCTTGTTCTCCTCCTATTTTACCCATTATAGGATCTAGTTTCATAGCAAGGGCTATTGCAAGCTCTGCAGCAATGATTCTATCAAAGTTACCTGATTCATTATATTGTATCATTTCTTCTAATAAAACAGGGTCAAATACTTTTGACATACCTTTTATTTCTGATATAATATTTCCATCCTCATCCTTTTCAATATGTATAGCTTCTTCTGTATATTTCTTAAGACATCCATGTAAGAAATCTCTTATTTTTTCAGAAGATCTATGTATTCCATAATCCCTTCTAACTGTAGTATTTGGAACTATTTCTTTTAACCAATCTGGTTGTCTTTCTAAATAATGGGCATCTCCTTTAGCTATCATATAATCTATAAAAGATATTTCATCATTCTCACATAATGCTCTAGCATTATAATACTTTATAAGATAACGAGCTTGTTCTTCCCATGTTTCTTTTTTATCTGGTCTAGCACAATAACTAGCAACAAACATATCTTGGTACTCCTCTCCTGATATAGCATGCATACGTTTGTATATGTATACAGATCCTAATGAGCTTGAGTATGCAGATTTACCTTGTCTATAAGGGTCAATCCCTGCTACATATAATCCATAGGGAGGAGCTTCAATTGGAAACTCATATATAATTACAGGAGCTTCTTTGTTATCACTATTCTTTAAAGGGAAGTTTGATATAGGAAGTTTATCTGTAAACTCATGTCTTACACCATTACCATCATCATATAAAACAACAGGAGTTCCTGTTCTTTCTTGATTTAACAATCTGGTTTTCTGACGTTTAGCTGCTTCAATATCAAATATATTAGTATCTTCATTCAAGAATATATCATCCACTTCTTGTGGGTAATACATCTTCTCTTTTAAATAAGCTAGTCTATCACCAGCTTTCTTTAATCTATCAAGGTTGTCATTTGTAATCTTATCTGCTTTCTCTTCATTAGATACTAACATCTTTACATTATGTAATTCTGAATCGGCTGGTTGTTCTAGAAAAGCTCCAAGAGTGGATTCTTCTTTAGCTTCCATTCTATATTTATGGGAAATAAATAGTCCATGGATTCTTTGTTCATCTTTAGAACTATTATATTCTAGGAAGTTAAAGTTCTGAACATCAAACATTAAACTTTTTGCATCCATGAAGTTTTGCATATCTCCACCTGTACCTGTAAGAATTGGAGAACATCCCCAACCAAATGGTGTTGTAAAACCTGGTGTTGCAGCTTGTAATCCTCTAAGAAAATTACCCTTACCTATCTCATCAATAATAAGTCTTCTAGGTTTTGTACCTGCAATAGCTTCTTCATTATTACCACCATCTAAGTTACGAATAAGGATCTGAGAAAAGGGGATTCTCTCTCCTGCT